ACCCGGATCTGCTTTACCTTCGCGCCCATTGGCCAGATGACTCGCTTGCGCTGCATGAGCTGCTGGAGCCACTTGTACCGTACCGACTGCTCGCCGGGTGCGTCCCCACATTCCACGAACTTAATGTTCGGCATAAGCGTCTTCAGGCGGCCGATAACCACGTCACCAATTCCGCCGATATCTACACCTACCGCCTCGATGTTATAGCACTGGAGGAAGTCGAAGATCTTGAAGTACTGAGTCTCCCATTCCATTCCCTCAAGGTCGAGCCAGTTTATGACCCGGTGCTCGAAGAATCCGAATTCGTCCGGGTGCTCCCAGTCGACCCAGACAACCGTTACGATCGTCTTGTCCTGCTTCCGGCCGCAGTCGATCCCGACCACGACGGGCGTCCTGAACCATGAGTGCTCCAGGGCCTGTACGCGGCGGTCGCCAAGCTCCTCGAATTTCTCGGACGTGGTGAACTGGCCCTTGTCGAGCAGCCACTTCAATTCGTAGGAAAGGAGGAACTCCTCGGACTCGCGCCCCATTGTCTCCATGTCGTCCGCGACCGACGCCTTGTACGTCGGGAAGCAGGCCGCGACAATGCGCCAGTTCGCCTCGAAGTGATTCTGCTTATGCCTACCGCGCTGCAATGCCTTGCGCTTGTTCTTCTGAATTTGATCGTAGAAGACGTTCTTTGTGTAGGTCGGCGTTCCCGTCCAGACGTGGGTCGCGCGGGTCGACGCTCCCATGGGGTTCACGGACTTCTTGACCGTCTTGGAGTGTGCGTCCTGGCACTCGTCAATCAGGATCAGGTGGTAGGTCTTGGATTCGATCTTAGCCTTGGGGTGGCAGGTCATACGGCGGACGAACGATCCGCATTTCTTCAGGGTCGCGATCTTACCGTGGCCGTCGATGCGGTCGTCAATCTCCGGGTCCTCGTAGAATGACTGCGCTTCCTCACTGGAAAGGCGCGCGACGATCCGGCCGTAGAGCGTGTCGGCCTGGTCCTCGACGGGCGCGAACGCACCGACCCACAAGCCCTTCTTGAATTTCCCCATGGCCAGGAAATCGGAATAGACCTTCGCCAGCCGGGGCAGGAATATCATGGCTACGGCAATGACGTTCGCCACGGTCTCGGTCTTACCGGACTGCCGGGAGAACAGCGCGGTGATACGCGCGCCGTCCCCGGTGATCAGGGACTCAAAGATCCGGCGACCGAACGGGATCTGGTATTCACGCAGAGGGTTCCCGGACAGCTCGTCAGTGAGCACCATGAGCTTGTCGACTAGGGAATTGAGCTTGGCCTGCTGGGCAACCGTGACGACAATCTGCGTCTCTTCGCGAAGCTGCTTTTCCTCTTGGGTTTCGCCGCCGTGCTCTAGCTCGAATTCGTCATCCAGTGCTGCCATGTAAATATCCCGGTTCCGGAGAGGGAGGTGCTCCAGAACCAGGATATGTTTTGGGGAGGCGGGGTTGTTACTTGTAGATGATCTCCTGGGACAAGCTGACCTGGTGGTAGCAGTGGCTCACGAGGAACTGGTCCAGCAGCCGCTTGATGTCGCTCCGGGTCGCGTTCGGGTAGGCGCTGGCCTCTATGTCGAAGACGTTCCGGACGACTGCCTTGGGCTTCGGCTGTGACAAGGCGTAGAACCAGGGGTCCCTGCCGACGTACGCCCTGTCCGGTGGCTGTGTGACTTCCATGGTGTCGGTGAGTGTCGCGACAAGCTCGTTAGCGAACTCCGACTTCTTTCGCCAGAACTTCGATACCCGGTCCGCGCTGGTGAAGTAGTCAGCGGTAATGTACCGCGTCTTGTTGAACTGATCGATGACCTTGAACTCTGGCACTGTTTCCTCCTGGGTTGTTTAGGTGTCCCGCAAAGACACCCGGAATGAATTCGATGCCAACGGCTGGATGAACGTCGACATCCCGTATCCCTGAATGTACAGGGTATTGACGCCCCGGTGCTCCTCGATCCGCGCGAAGATCTTCCCGTACGGGTCTGCCGTGTCCAGGACGTACGCGACGTTCGGGCTCTTGCCGAGCTTCCGGTCGGGGTGCGCGTAGTCCGTGATGAAGGTATCAGAGTCATCCGGCCCGGCGGAAAGCTCCTCTACGTGACGCTTCAGTTGCCGGATCTCATTCTCGCGCGCCTCGACGTACCTCTGCCATTTCTTTGGCAGCCGGGACGTGTCCCACTCCTCATTACTCACAGGTACATCCCCGGGTCGATGGTCTTGGTCTCCTTGTCGTCCTCCTCACGGAGCAGGGGACGGACGTGCGCGATACGCTCGCCCTTCCGGCCGGAGATCTTCGCCCAGTCGTCGGGGTTCGACGTGTTAGGCAGATCCTCGTTCTCCTTGAACTCAGCGGCGACGGCATCGAGCAGGTGCTTGAGCGTAATGCCCGTGCCCTTCTCTTCCAGCTCGTCCTTGATAGCCGAGGTCTTCGCCCGGTCAACGATCGATGCGATCATTGCGCCGGAGGAGAAGTCCTTGAAGTGGAGGGTTTCCTTCTGGCCATTCTGGTAGGTGACCTCAAGGAATTCCGTATCCTTCTCTTCGGCGTACATCGCGTCGATGACGCTGCCCAGGGAGATCGGCTCGCCGTAGGGAAGGTCATCGGTGAGGTACTTCTCCAGGATGGCGTAGGCCGCCACGCTGTCCGGCCGACCGACCATGATCTTAACGTCCAGGCGACCAGGCCGGAGAATGGCGGGGTCAATGAGATCCTGCCGGTTCGACGCGCCGATGACGATGACGTTGTTCAGGCCCTCCACGCCGTCCATCTCCGCTAGGAGGGACGGGACGATGGTCGATTCGACGTCGCTGGAAATGCCAGCTCCGCGCTGGCGGAACATAGACTCCATCTCGTCAAAGAAGATGATCACGGGGTCACCCTCGGAGCCAAGCTCGCGCGCCTTAGCGAACACCTCGCGAATTGACCGCTCGGTCTCCCCGACCCACTTGTTCAGCAGCTCGGGGCCCTTGATGTTCAGGAAGTGAGCCTTTTCCCTGCCGGACTTCTTGGCGAGGTTATTAGCCACTGCCTTTGCGACCAGGGTCTTACCGCACCCGGGGGGACCGTACAGGAGGATGCCCTTGGGGGCCCGGCGGTGGTACTTCTTGAACAGGTCCGCGTGCAGGTACGGCAATTCGATGCTGTCGTGGATCTCCTGGAGCTGCGTGTCCAGGCCGCCGATGTCCGAGTACGACACATCGGGGACGTCTTCGAGCATGAGATCCTGGGTCTCGTCCGGACCGGAGATGACCTCGATTGCGATGCCGGACTTCTCGTCCAGCATCAATGACGATCCGGACTTGATTTCCAGCCCGCGCAGGGACCGCGACTTCGTGACGATAATGCCCTCGTCGGTGCAGGTCTTGACGTAAAGGCGACCGTCGTCCAGGGCATGGTCGAACTTAACCACGGCACCGTGCACCGGGTACTCGTCCAGGCCGATAACCGCGCCGCCCTCCGGGGAAAGCAGGACCCGCTGGCCGACGAACGGGAGAATGTCCTTGGCGACCGGGACGCGCATGTCGCGGCCACCGGCACTGACGATAGCCAGCCGGTCCGTCTCGCTGAACCACCGGGCAAAGACAGCCAGTTGATTCGGCGGCTCGGACAGATGGTCAAGCGCCGCCTGCTGTTGCTGGATAATTTCCTTGGCCTGCGCCAGGGTTGTCCGCAACTGCTGAACATCAAAGTCGGTTGCCATGCTATGTTGCCTCCCTGTTCGGTCGTGTACTCAGGCTACGCCAAACGAGTGCTCGTGTCGAAACGAGCTAACGCTCGTAGTGGGTCTGCTTCCAGTCCACGGGATTCTCTTCGCCCAGAACCTTCAGGGGCGCGGCGGTGACCTTGTTCTCTGGCGACCGCTTGGTCATCATGTCCTGCCGGTACTCGCCCATGGGCTCTACCTGGTAGACGCGGGGAGGGGCACCACGCTTCGCAGAGGCCCGGTCGGCGTAGAAGCTCGCCTTAGCCCTGTCGGTGGTGAAGTACGCCCGGCCCTGCTGAGCTTCCGGGGAGACGCGCTCGTACGCCTGGCGAGGGTCGATCTTGTCACCGGGCTCAAAGTTATCCGCGCTGCCGTGAAAGAACTGCGGCTTCGAAAGGTTCTCCTGCGCGCCACGGTTAGCAAGGAACTGGTTGTACCGCTCACTCACCGGGAATCACCTCGTCCCACCATGCGCCCTTTCCTGCCCCGTTCCTGGCTCGCAGGTCCGCGTGTACTTGATTCGTCCGGTCAATTTGCTGGTTCGACATCGCCAGCGTCTCGGCCGTGTGCGGAAGAACCTGAAGGTGTCCCCCGGTCATGAATCCGTCCCCGTTACTGTCCGGGTCCGCTTCGAGCTTCCCGAGAGGCTTTACCGGGTAAACGCGGTTCCCGTAGTTCATCTCGTGCCCACGCTGCAGGCTGGTAGTGACATACGTCTTATCCGGGTCCCCGACGTTCTCATTGCTGTTACTAGGCTCGGTGCCTAGCTCGGCAACAGGCATAACCTCTTCACCGGGATTAAACGGGTGATCGGTGAAGTGAAAGAACTGCGGCTTCGAAAGGTTCTCCTGCGCGCTCATTCGCCGGTACCACCCGTGGGGATCTCCTTCATGTTCTTGTTGTCCCAGACGGAGATCTGGTTACGGTTCTTGCCTAGCCGCGTCGCCTGCTTGGCCCGGGAAACCTTCTGGGAAGCGTCCAGGTAGACCTGGCCCTCATGCTCCCAGCCGCCGACATAAGTACTGTGGTCTGCGGGCAGAGAGGCAGCGAACTTCTGGACGTGCTCGGGACCGAACTCCTCGGACGGAACCTGCATGCTTGGTGCGTTACCGCCGACCATGAATCCCTTTTTGCCGGGTGGCAGGAGCTTCCCAGAGGCCGCATGAATTGACGCGCCACCAGACTGGTGCACCTGGTTCACGAACTGCTGGCTGGAAACATTATCAAGCGCGCTCATGGAACTCCCATCGACCTTTTAAGTCTACCGGATTAGGTGAGGCTGCGGTAGTCCTTGGCCTTGACGTGCCGCTCCGGGTCCTTCTCGAAGCAGGGGCAGACCCAAACGCGGTCCCGGTTCGACGGGTCGGCGTTCCGGATGGTGCCGGGGCAGCGCTCACAATGTGGCTTCGCGCCCAGGGCCGCGCTGCAAAAGCCGCAGTTCGCGCGGTGGCGCTTACCAGTCGGCCTCATGATCGGGTTGTTCTCGGCTTCCACGTCCGCTTGCGCCCTCTTGGCACGGGCTTCCGTGACCGCCGCATTCCTGTCGTCGGCGGAATACAGTTCGAGCAGCCAGTCGGGAATGCGCCCGCGCTCGGGTACGCCGGGGACTCCGGTCTCTGCGGCCCATTGCCGAATTCGAGCGGCGGCGGTAAGCGGCTTAGCCGGTGCCTTTGGGGGAACTTTCTCTGCGGGCTGCTTCCGGTGAACCATTAGTCGTCATTCCTCCAGACGTGATGATGCTTAACGGATACCCGGTGAGCCTCGCGGAATGCCGAGACAGCTAGGGTGGCCTTAGTGTAGGCCGCGATCCAGGTCTCAAAGGACCCGTGGACAATACGCTCGCGCCGGACCAGCTTGGTACCTTCGAGCTTCGCGGTCTCGAATACGACGTAGTGCCACCGGCCGTCCGAGCCCTTATTGACGTGGGCCTTATAGGTCCGGTCATACCGGTGAATGGCCATGATCAGGCCACGACCTTCGCCCAGTCGAGAAGCTGCTCTTTGCCATGCAAGAGGAGAACTTCGGGCAGGAAGTGGAAGACGTGCTCACGCGGGCCGACAATGACCAGGCCCTTGCCCAGGGCCACTGCCATGCCGAATTCCGCGTGTCGGCCACCCCGGGCGAGTTCACCCGTGGTGAAGCTGACCAGTGTGTGTGCGTCCTGGACGTCTTCGACGTCGACCTTCGCCTCTGCCGACCATGGAATGCCGTCGTCGGGCGTGTCCAGCCAGCGGCTCGTGACTTCGATGCCGAGGGCCCGTAGCTTCGCGGCGACCTCTCTTATCTCGTTCTTCCGCGCGTAGTCGGCGGCCAGGTAGACCTTCACTGCCGTTCCCCGTTCTTGTCCTGTAGTTCCTTCTGCGCCGCTAGGAACTTCTGCTTGGCCAGGTAGACGTGGCCTACCGAGACGAGCATGACCGCGAGGCCGATGATCCCGAACCCGGTGACGGCGAGCAGGATGATTGAAACCGCGTAGGCGGTGTTCACCGACTTCGATACGTACTGGGAGTTCCGGAAGTCGTAGACGATGCAGAGCACCACGACGACCAGGAGTAGTAGAAAGATCATGAGTGCTGCTGCCTTTCGATCCAAGCGCCGAACCGCGCGAGAAGCGACGGGCCGGGGCGTGGCGGGCGGGTCTGAACCCAGATCTGGTACCCGGCGTTCACAGCGGCGTACTCCGCGAAGCGCACGCGCTCGTCGTGCCGCTGCTGGTGAAGGTCGGCAAAGAAGTTGTCGGTGCGAAGCCGGTCGGCTTCCGCGCCCGGGTTAGTGTTCACGTAGCTCATGTTCTGCCTCCTCTTCCCTGTACCCCCACACTACTCCCCCCGGCGGGGTCCGTCAAACGGGGGGTTCCCCCTTGAGCCGCTGGACGATCGCCCAGAGAGTCTGCAGACCTGCCTCTATCTCCAGCAGGGACCGCTCGTCCCCCTCCCGGCGGAAGTCACCGAACGCCCGGGACATGCCGGACCCGGCGACGTCCGCGAAGTCCAGCATCGTGCCCCGGTCCAGCCGTCCAACCTTCCGCTCGATCTTGTGGTACAGCGCGGGGTCCCAGCCGGGGACGACCTGGATCTTGTTACGCATCCCGCTCGGCGTCCAGGATCTGTCGGGCTTCCCTGGTCGTGATGTCGCCGCAGGCGTCCGCGAACTGCAGGGCTTCCGAGTCGACGGGCCACTTGTCGGAGACGACCCGGGTGAACTCGTCGTCCAGTCCGAGCATGTCGGAGAACTCGGCGGCCTCTTCAGGGCTGCTCGCGTGCGTGAAGATCAGCTCGCCAACGCGCTCGCCATCGTCCCACGCCTTGGCCCGCCACTCGGACGTGCCCTCCGTGGCCCGGAGAGCCATCAGGAGGCGCGCGTCGATGGAGTCGTCGTCCAGTGCCACCCGTGGCTGCAAGCTCGCCAGGAGGACGCCGTGCGCGCCGTACAGGCGGACCACTGTCCCCCAGCCAGGCCGGTAGGGGTACTCCGTCTCGTAGGTCTTCGCGAAGCCGACCCGGGGCGCGTCCGGGGCGAGGTCGATCATCCGCGCCATGAACGGCGGGTTAATGCCCCGGAGACGCCACCACAGGCCGAGTAGCTTCCACTTGAGTTCCATGTAGTGCTCCTTATTAGTAGTCCTGGCCAGGAGCCTAATGCGCGCTCTGAACCAAATGTTAATTCGCTTACGGCTCAGTGTCGTAAGCACCTTCTAACGCCGCCGTGTACCGGTTCATGTAGTGGTGTTCACTCTGCTTGTAATCCTCACCAAGGGACTCGTAATGCTGCGCAGTCTTCTTGGCCAGGCCAGCGGTATCGTGCGTGTCCTGCTCTTTCGGCTCGGGCTTGGACAGCTTCATCGCGTCTAGCCCCGGGCTTTCAGGATGTGGTTCATGCTCATACACGCTAAGCCGCCAGGGATTGTCACGCTGCACAATATAGTTATGCGCTGCACCTCGTGCGTGGTAGCGCCCGGCCTCGGTCTTCTTGAACTGAAGACTGTTCATGTTATCTTGCGCGCTCATGATCCCGCATCCGGTCCGTAGGGCTTGTAGTTCAGGTTCCCGTTTATGAAGCGCCCGGGGGAAGTCGACTTAGTAAAACGCTTCGCCTCGTCGGGGGTGACGTCGTAGTAGAGGTACGGGGTCCCGCCGTCGCCCCAGGAGACCCGCATAACCTGCTGATCGTGCCAGTACTGCATCGCGGCGGTTCGCGGGTTCGACCTGTCCGACGTCTGCGTGGGCGCGTACTCAATGTCCGGCGCACCGGGCTTAGTGGCGTAGAACATCTCCCGGCGCATGTCTCCCTCGGAGTCTGCTTGCCGGACCGCGTTCTTCGCTTCCTGGAGGGACTTCCAGAATTCGGCTTTCCTGCTGGCCACTTTTCTATTCTACCGGATCTCGCGGTTAGCGAAGTTCGTCCGCTTACCCTGGATAGATACCAGGAACTTACTGTCTCCGGCATGGTCGACCTGGACGTACCACTTTCCTATCGGGGCCCTGGCGAAGCCGTTCTCCGTGGCGCGGGCAACGAGGTGCCCGGCGTCCCCGGCGGCGGACGTGAGATCCGTCAGCAGGTCCACGGTCTCTTGGGCGGAAAGGGAAAACAGGTTCGGGTGGTTGCGGATCTCGATAGCCATTATGCCTCCTCGTAGGTAACGCCGAGAATGTGGTCGACGGCGCGCTGTGCCTGCGCGGCGGCCTGGATAACCAGCTTGTGGTCGCTCTTGAGGTTCTTGAGCCAGTTACCGACATAGGCGGCCGAGTTCTCGAACGTCGCCTTGGACTCGATGCCAGCGATTGCCATCAGCATCGCCGCACCCATTTCCGCAACCAGTTCTTCCTTGGAGTACTTCTGGCTGCCGAAGTGGTCGAAGGTATTGACGCCGGGCCGGTTGCAACGGCTTTCGGCCCCGGTGCTGTGAGTCTCCTCGTGGAACCGCGTGCTGTGGTATTCCTCTTCGGTCGTGAAAAGCTCGCGGGGAGGAACGGTGATCTTGTCGGAGCCGTCGCAGGTGTAGAAAGCGCGCGCCCCGATTTCCTTGTAAGCGGGGGCACCCTCGCGGGCGAGGTACTCGTCGTGGATCTTCTGCGCGGCCTCAAGGACCACGGTGGGGTCGGCGTCGACCGTCGTGTCCATCGGGAGGTACTTCTCCGGCATTCCGGTGACCTGCTCGGCGTTGAAGACGTTGAAGTAGCGAAGCATCGGGATCGTCTTTTTCGTGGTCTCGCCGGACTCGTCCCGCTCGCTGATCAGGAGACGCTTCCAGAACACGATAACCGTGGACTTCTCGCCCTTCAGGCCGGTCCAGGGCTCGCCGTCCTTCTCGTAATGGAAACCGCGACGCGAGTTATCCGAGACCTTCCGGGCTCCGGACGCTTCGGCCATCTGGTCGTACGTACCCCACCAGGGGGACCCGTACGTGCCGGAGAGCAGGAAGACGTTAATCCCCCGGTACTGCTTCTTCGACTTGATATTCTGCGGGAAGCCGCCGATGCCGGAGGTCGCCCACGGCTTCCGCCACGGCACGACGCCCGCTTCGAGCTGGCTGATCATGCGCTCGGTGATCATCTCGTAGATCCGGTCCTGGCCGCTCATTAGAACACGTCCCCCGTTCGTCCGATGGTGTACTCGCCGTCCCGGTACCGCGCCACCGCGCCGTACTCGGTGCTGATGTAGTAGCCCTTGGTCCGGGCCAGGTAGAGGATCACGGTGCGCTCGGCGTCGTCCTTGATGGCGAAGAACTTGCGCAGGTGCTCGATCGCTGCCTCGCGGGTCATGCGAGCCACCCCTTCAGCATGCTGTGGACGTCCACGATGTCACCGGTCACATTGACCTTGACGTGGGTCGTGGTCTCGGGGATGCGCCACTCGGGCCCGCCGTAGATGATAACCACGTCGGACGGGTCGGGCTCGTTCGCGAAGTACGGTGCCTGGGCCGTGCTGGTGAGCGGGACCACCGTGTACGCCACGTAGTCCGGGTACCTGCTGGTCCTGGTCACTCGGTAGGTGCTGCTCATTGGGTGCCTCCCCTGGTTCCGCTGAGCTTGTATCTTGAGCTTAGTCGGTCACCGGGGCCCAGGTCAAGTCCTAGAACGTGACCTCAGTCACCTCGTCCTTGTCGTAGCCCTTGAAGTGAGGGCAGTGCTGGCCAAGCCGGAGATGACCCCCCCGCTCGTCCAGAACGCAAACCTCAGCCCGGTCCATGTGTACGGGATGCATCGCGTCCCGGTCGGGCTTGAACTCACGAGCGTCGCTCTCCGGGCCGCGTGGGGCCTGTCCCGGCTCATGGCTGTGGAAGATCCCCTGCCGCTCGCGCTCCTGGCGCACGGCTGGCGGGATCTCCGGCGCTGGCGGCCGGACGATCGCTACTAGCTCGTTGAAGTCCCTGTTCGGCATCAAGCCTTGAACCACGCATCCACGGGCACGGTCTCTTTCGGGACCTGGTTCGTCGGAACGTCTCCCCCGCCGAACTGCGGGAATGACAATGCGGTGACGTGAACCTTCGCTCCGCGCCGCAGTGAGACCTCGCGCTCGGAATGATTGTTCTCCCCGAACGCCTCGATCTTGTCCAGGGACTTCTTGCTGCGGACCTCGGCCTGCTCGGGCGGGCGCTCGGCGTGCAGGACCACTCCGGTGTCGGGAGGCAGGTGATTCTTCTCGTAGACCTGCTGCTTGAATTCATCCGGCGGACGCGGGCGGGAATAGCCGACCGCCACCTTCTCATTGGATGACCAGTGCTGACCCGTACGTCCTCCGGCACCCTCACGGGAGTACCCGCCGCCGAACTTCTCCTGGCCGGACTTATTCCGGAGGTGCTCAAGCACCGCGTCGGCCCGGTCCTTGGCCGGAATGGACGGGTCACTGATGACGTCTCCGACGCCGGGGGGCGTTCCGAGCACCAGGCCACGGTGAATGAACTGGGGACCCAGGTTCTCAGTCGCTGTCACGGCCACTGCCCGAATGGAACTGCTTGACCCGGTGGTGCTTCTTGTGGGCGTCCCGCCGGTTCGATTTGTTCTTCTTGTCTTCCTCTGACCAGCGCTCGGCAATTTCTGGATGTTGGCTGTACATGAACTTGCGCTGATTATCTGACTTAAAGGGAATTGGACTCACCTACTCCACAGAAGCTAGCTCCCGGTGCGAGCCAGCATGTGTTGCGCGAAACGACTTGGGTCCAGGTGCGGGCGGCTCGCGGTGTCGTTAAAGGTGCCCTGCCTGGTCGGACGGACGGGGGTACTTGCCCGGCGAGCTTCACTACGGATCTTACTGTTCGCCAGACCTGTATTGTACGCGGTATTCGCGTTCCAGTCGGCCCATTCCGTCTTAGCGTCGGCGTACTCGCTGTCCATCAGTATGCCTTTCCACGGTGCAGGTCACTATCAGTAATGTGCTGGACCAGCAGGTCCCGGATCTGCCGTACGTCCTCGTGCGTCTCGCGTACGTCCTGCTTCAGCTCGGCCGCTGCCGTCTTCGCCGCGATGGCTTCCTCCTTGGCCGCCTTGGCTTCCTCGCGGCTCTGGTGCGCGTAGACGGCGACGGGGGTGTCATCGTTCTTCAGCAGTGATACGACTTCTTTTAGAATCCACCGCTGGACGTCAATCCGGACAAGGAACAGGACGATGGACGCGATAGCAATGATGCACGGGATTATGACAGCAAGTGAAACTAGAAGTTCCATCAAAGGGCTCCGGTGCAGCAATAACAAAACACGACTCGACAGTACTCACCAGTGTACCATCGAGCCGTGTTCAGTTGCCTGTCAGAGGTCTAGTCCTCGTAGGGCTCGGAGACCTCCCAGAACGCGTAGCCCTCGTCGTGAAGCCACTGCTCGAACCGGCTGGCCAGCTCGGGGGTGGGGAACTTCAGGACCAGGCTGCGCTGCCGCCGTGGAGTGCGCTTCAGGATCGTTGGCCGGGGGAGCTGCGGGATCACTGGTCCTCCTCTCCAAGGTAGATGACGGCGAATTTGCTGAAGCTCCTGGTCGAGAACGTGCTCGTTCGCCACGACGTCGGAGTTCGGGTCGTCGTAATGAGCCTGCTCGATAATCGCATCGATCTCGATGTCAAGCCAGCGACGGCGAATTTGCTGAAGCTCCTGGTCGAGAACGTGCTCGTGGTCCCTCACTTATTGTTCCTCCGCTGGTAGCGCTTAAGCTCGCGCACCGTGAGCTGGGACCGGAGGTCCGTGGAGACCACGCGGTTCAGTTCAGCCTGGCGCTTGGCAGCCGCCGTCTCTGGCTTGGCCGTGTCGGTGTTCACTTGGTCCCCTTCAGGCTGTCGGCCAGAACCTCGGCCGCGAACTGGTGGCCGTCCTTGTGGATCAGCCGACGCCGCTGCCTGCTGGTCAGGCCGTCCTTACCGATGACCTTCCGGCGGTGTCCGTAGTCGAACGGGTCCCAGTTCTGGAAGCTGTAGTTGTGCAGCCGCTCGTCGTAGTTCACTTTCTCTGTCCTCCTGTGAGATCTCGCCTAGCAGGCTGTCGACTGCCGGGCTGGCTACTTCCTCAACCGTACGCTCCCGGTTGATCTCTGTCAAAGTAGCGTTGTTGGCGAACTTAGTGGCGGTGAAACTCCACCACTCGTCACCTATCAGCCGGTCCCTAGGCACTTGGGGAGTAGACCTTCCCGCCGAACCGGACCTTGTGACCATTCATGGTGTCGATGAACAGGGACTCGATAGCGAAGGACCCCGCGCCCGGCTCGTAGCGGACGATAGAGAGACCTTGCTGCCAGTTCTCGTATGACTCCACAGGGCGGCCGGAGAGTCCCGTAGAGCCCTTTACGGACGGTACGCCGCCATCAATCCGGCAGAGACATCCCGGGGAGTGCGCCACGAGCGTCTTCCCGCCGGAGCGGTTCTGCCTGGTGAGGTACTGCGTCTCCACCCGGTGTATGTGGCCGAAGATCGTGGACACGTCGTCGTCATGGACCACGGCGGACGCGGTGCTCTGGGCGCTTCGGACCTTCAGGCCGTGGATGATCCGGAGGTTATCGTTCAGCCAGTACTGCCCGGCCGGGTACCCTTCGACGTACTCAACGCCAAGATCCTCGAAACGGAGCAGGTACGGCACGGTAAGGACCGGCCACTTGTCGACGTTCCCGGCCCGCTTGATCCCGAACGCCGCCTTGGCGTTATTCACGATCATGTTCTGGAGACGCCGGTCGTGGTTCCCCTCCATAACGAGCTGGTGGGCGCTGGGAGCCACTGCCTGAACTTCCGCCAGGAACTGGTGTCCCCTGTCGATACCGCGCTGCGTTGTCGCGGCGAAGGCCTGCTCCTGCTCGTACCGGCCGAACTCAGCGAAGTCCTGGAAATCGCCCAGGTGGACAATCAGGTCCGGGTCGACGTCGCGAACGACCTGAAGCGCGACGTTCATCGCGGCCTCGTCGTGGAACGGGTCAAAGGTCTGGTCGTTGATAAAGAACCGGTAGCCGATCTGCGGGTCGGGCAGAATGATCGCGACCTTCTCGTGCCCACGCTCACGGCCACTGCTAGGAACCGGCGTAACGACGGTGGGGGTGGCGGGCTGAATGAGGGGCCACTCCGGCGTGACGTCCTTGGTCTTGACCAGGAGCTTCACGGCGTAAAGGTCGTGAATGTGCGCGACCTTAGCGGCGTCCTTGGTAATCGTCTGGTACTGGGAGACCCGCAGACCGGCGACGTCCTCAGGGCTGGCGTTTACGGCATCTAGCGCCGTGTCCAGCTTGCTGTGGAGTCCCGCGCGGTCGGCCTCTTGGAAGCCGGACCAGCTAAGGTCGACAATGGTCTCGTCATCGTCCAGGTCCAGGCCCGCGCCGATGTCCTCGGACAGGTCCGTGTCATCGTTCAGGGCAGCCTCGTAGCGTTCCAGGTACTTCGCGCGCCAGCGGCGGACGGCGGCTTCCGTGGTGCTGAACTCGCGATTCATGAGCTTGTTGATCGCTTCCGCAGCGGCGACGTTTCCTAGCTCTCCGGCGAGGAGGCCAAGCACACGCTCATTCTGCTGTGCGAGTTCCTTCAGATTTCGGTAAGACACCCGGTACACCTGCTTTCAAGGCTTTGGGTTCCTGGTCACGAGCTTACCATCGGGCATGCTCGTGAAGTCAAATCTACAGGATGTCGGTCAGGTAGCCCAGCAGTGCCACGAGGGCTACTACGGCTGTGATGGCGAGAATTTCGCACAACATGGTTTCCTCCTAGTTGATGCCTTACCGCCGGGCTCCCGGTGGCTTCTGTGACGGGGGATTCGTGTTCGACGGTAGCTTGTCGACGTCCTCCGGCATGTGCTTCGAATCGTACCGCCCCGCACCCGCGATTTCAAAATAGTCCAGGTGCCCGAACTTCTCGTGGAGCTGGTGGCGGAACTGGAGGGGGTTCAGAGTGTGCGTGCTCGACATCCCGCCGAAGCCGGAGTGCCATCCGACCTCATAGACCGGGACCTTGCCGTCATCCTGCGTTGCCATGAAATCACCATCGACATAGAGAAGGGAGAGAATCGTAAGGACTCGTGAGCGATCCCGGCGATTCTCTCCCTCCAGTTTACCAGGCTGGCGATCTGGTCTTTCATTACACAGATCCTTACGCGGCACCTTCGCGTGATCAGTGCCGACCAGCCGTTGTGGTGACCTCCGGAGGAATCGAACCCCCGTTAACCCGCCCCGATCGTTGCAACTCACGGTTCAGGGGGTGGAGGCGTTCTAGACCGCCCTGTCCACCATGCACCTCGCCAGGCCAAGCTCTTTGAATTGTTGACCAGGCCGGGGTTCGCGACCCCCGGTCCGGCCTCAGCCGCTTACGGATACGGCACCCGCCGGAATTCGCTCCCCCTTGGGGGGCCTTGACCGGTGCTGACGGGGGTCGGAGGAGGCAGTTTCCTGATCGTCATCGCAGACTTGCCCCTGCTCCTGATCCCCTGTGGCGTGGTGGGGGGTTGAACCCCGCCGAGTCTGATCCCCGGTCCCCGTGGGCCAGCGCACCGCGCTGCGTCCCGCCTGGTGGGGGGTGCGAGGCCCCCTGCGCTGCGCGCCGGGTGGTCCGTCCCCCTTATTCAGTTTTAACGTTCACTGCCTACCTTACCCGTGATCCGCCAGGTGTCAAACCGCTGAGCGGTAGATTTTCCTGAACTCGTCGTGCAGCAGCGCCTCAAGGGCCGGTATACCCCCTGGATGGCTCACAGCCGAACGCAGAGCCGCCTCACGCCCATGTCCGAGGTGATCACCTAGCCGGTAGTAGTGGCCGCTCTCCGTCTCGATCAGGCCCGTCTGGAGGGCAAGGTCGAAAACCTCCCCGTCGTGAAAGATCCCGTCCGGCCCGACCTGGAAGCAGCAGCTACGGACCATGCCAGGCCAGCCGAGCGTGTTCCGGGAGACGTTCGCCTGGATCAGGTCCCCGTGCTTGGCCAGTTGGACGCGGACGCTCGCGTTCGCCAGGTACCCGCCTGTAGTGGCCCTGTACGGGTCAGAGAGAGCCGTACGGACCTGGGAGACGGCCAGGATGGTCTTCCCGGCCAGGAGGTAGTTAATGTGGTCGACCTGCTTGCTGTAGGACACCGAGTCCAGTACCACGAAGTCCACGGGGAGTTCACGCCACATCGCGCCGGTCCCGGGACGGCGGATGACTAGCAGGCTGTCGACATCGATCCCGATGCGCCGCGCGTAGTCCGGGTGGAAGTCCCCGTCCATCGGGACGTAGGCCACTGTCCCGTACTCCTGCATGTTCTTGACCCCCTCAAGGGCCAGAGTCGTCTTCGCGGTGAACGCGGGCCCGTAGATCTCGGATACCGATCCGATGGGCCAGCCACCTATCAGGACGTCCAGGCCTGCCGATCCCGTGGGAACAAGCACGCTTTCACGTCCGGTCTTCTCTCGGCCGAGTGCGGCCACTGCCTCGTCTGGGTGCATGGACCCTCCCCCTATACGTGCTTTTCCAGGCCCGACAGAACGTCGGACTGGTACTTCTCCTGAATTCCAGATGCTTTCGTCCAGTGCTGGCAGTCGCAGTGCGTTTCACCCTTGCACTTCGCGTGCCAGCGGTCAGCGTCCTCGCGGAACCACTGCCTGGTCTCTTCGCTGATGCTGGTACTACCGGACTGCTTCAGGGAGTCGCCGCCGATACGGCAGGCCTTGCACACCATTAGAGTCGCTCCCGGTAGTAGCGGATCATGCGCTTCAGGGAATCCCAGCCGAATAGGAGCCAGAGGAACACGCTGTAGATTAGTGCTCCGACACCGACCAGAACGCAGCCGGTTATCACCATTGACATGATAACTAGCAGGGCCGTCATCCATTCCTCCTTGAAATTCCCGTAGCCCCAGAGGGACTCGAACCCTCACCTCCCACCCTATTAAGGGGTATGGGAGTGTTCCGGTGTTTAAGACCGTCGCGTATGCCAATTCCGCCATGGGGCCGTGCGCCACAAGTGCTTAGGGAGGGGCTGGAGAGCTGAGACATCCGGTTGGATTACTTATTGGCGATGTGTGCCGTGCCAGCCCCCGCATAAGCACTCGGGGCTCCTCTGTTGAGGTATGTGCATACCCTACAACGGAAGAAGCCCCGGTGTCGAAACGAGCCGTAAGGTCAGTCGTTACCAACGGACTTGATGGCGAGCGCGCCGGATTCGACCGTGAAGGTCTGGACCGAGCTGGCGTCCCCGGTGTCCGCCGCCGCGACGGTGAGCTGAATACGCACCGCGCCCTTCTGGCCCGCGCCAGGGGTCACGCCCTCGGTGTACCAGGGGGCCGCGTCGTCGTGCTGAAGCGCAGCCGTGACCACGGCGACCAGGGGGAGGTTCGTGGCGTTCCTGGTGCTGGTGCCCAGACCCGGGTCGTAGACGCGGACGAATCCGGTCTTGGACGCAACGGCGCGCACGCGGTCATTCGCCGCGAGGGCTCCGACCGTGGTGATGGTCTCGGAGTAAGCAGTCATTTAAAGTCCTGTTCAGGAGGGGCGGCGACAGTATCGATTCTTCTGCTGCCTCTTGTCTACGTCCAGTATCGCGGAATTATCCCCGGAAATGGTAGCGGGCCCCGGCGGTGCTTTGTCAGGGGTCGCATCCCACACCGGGGCCCATTAAGGGCGGGCCCTTCCGGCGGGGAAAGGGGAGGAAAAGCCGCCGAAAGGGCCCTGATTCCCGGCCGGTGAAGTTAGGCGATCCACCACGACCGGGACGTGTCCGGTGGGCCACATCGCCAAGCTCGTCGCTAGTCAGTGCCCACCGAAGTGGAGAGGATCACGCAGTGGGTGTTCCGAGTTTCGGAGCCATACGCTCTCCTCGCTCCCTCGCCAAGACTCGAACTTGGAACCTGCCGGTTAACAGCCGGACGCTCTGCCATTGAGCTACGAAGGACAGCTATTCAGTTTGGGCCACTGTCTCTGTATGTCCCCGTCCCGTGGCCGGACTTGGGGCAGTAGAAGCGACCCCCGGAATCGAACCGAGCTTAGGGGCTTATGAGACCCCCGTGGCACCTTGCGACCGCCATATGGAATTGTATCGCAGGCCACTGCCCGGAGGCAAAACTAGCTCCGGTAGTCCTCAGCCACCTGCGCCGGGGTCCGGGTGTCGACCTTCGGGTCATGGTCAAACAGGGCCTCGAACATCCGCTGCGACTCCAGCGCGGCCTTGGCCTTTTCAACGAGGTAGTCTGTCATGGGATTCCCTTTCCAGTAGTTCCTTAATCTGCCGGGTCAGCTCCATGTGGTCCCTGCGGACTTGCAGGTCCCGCTCGCGGTGCCGGTTCTCGTGCATCAGTATAAAGGTCGCCAGCAGGGTCGTCGCTATCGAGATCACCAGGTTCAGGTAAATGTCCTGGCCGTCGAAGTGCGCGAACTCGTTCACGGTGATCCAGGTGAGAACACCCGCCAGGAACACCATGACAAACTTCCACGAGCCCGCGAACTTCGACACCCGCTCGCTGACGTGCTCTGCCAGGTCGGCCCGCGTCATGATTAGCCGATCACGCCGAAGACGCCGAGGATGATGATCAGGTTGCAGAACGCCATGAAGGTAAGCAGCGGGATGACGATCTTCTCGCCGGAACCGATGGAGCTGTGCATCTTTGAAAGGAACTCGGTCATTTCTTTCATCCTCCTGTTGAGTAGAACCCCGACCCGTTGAATCGGATCGCGGGGGCATTGTAGATCCGGCGGTAGCGGTGCAGCTCGCCGGTCTCCTGGTCGTACTCATGCCAGCCACCATCCATGGCTTCCAGGTCCTGGAAGTTCATGACGAGTTCACGGATGTCGCCCGTTTCCTCGCACTTGAATTCGTAGACTGGCATTGGAATTACGCCTCCTTGGCGTTTTCGAGCAGCTTCTCCCTGAGGAACTTCAGCGCCGCCTCGGCTTCCACCTTGGCGTGGAATTCCTTGTCCGTGCGGTACCGCTTAGTGCGGTTCGGTGCGGTCGTCTCGCTGCGCACCTCGGCCTGGTCCCTCAGGCGAACGCGGTGCTCCTTCATGCTGGTGGCCCCGGTGGTCGTGTGCACGGACCTCGCGGAGTCTCCGCTTCCCTCAGTCGTCCATCCCATGCTTCTCTGCCTCCTTGATTACGTCATATTCGAGCCGGTCAATTATCTTGGCCAGTCGCTTGTGGTTCTTGGCGGACAGGGCCCGGTCGGACTCTGCCTCTTCATGTGCCTGGTGTAATTCTATCAGGGCCTCGCGCTCGCGCCTCTGCAGGGGTCGGGCGGCCAGGAAGTACCATAGCGCGTTCGCTAGGATCGTGCCGACCGTGCCTATGAGCAGCGCTGCGATCATCCGTCACCCGGGTAGAGCATCTGGACCCGCGCCTGGTCGAAGTCGGCCTGCTCAAGTGGAACGCTGAGCCCGTTGTCCGTCGTGATATCCCAGGCGGTGAAGCTCGTCCCGTCCGGGCCCGTGACGTCGTAGGCCGACAGCAGGCCGGTAATGTGCATCTCAACGTAGTCCCCGTCACCGGGAACGTACGCGCCGGGCTGGTCCTCGTCGGGGAGCTGGTCCCGCAGTTGCGCGGCGAACCATTCCAGGACGACGCGCGGGTCAACTCCGACGTCCTCAGAGATGGCAGCCGCGTCGGCCATGTCCGCGATCTCGGCCAGGACTTCACGCTTGTTCCGCGCCAGGGCGGCGGCCAGAACCGATTCGGCTGAGTCCGTCCCCAGGATCTGGTTGAGCGCTGAGGTGTCGATCGCTGCTTTAGCGACGGCGCTCGGAATCCTCATGGCTTCCTCCTCGGTGGCCGTGGGGTACAGGAAGGTGGACCAGGCGGTCGGCTGCTTCCGGCGCGACCGGCCAGGACCAGTGCCAGCAGGCCCAGAAGGGCTAGTGCCAGCCATATCATGACAGCATCGACATCAGGGCTACTCCGATAAGGAATAGCACGAAGATCACGATAATGATGGCGGTCATGCGACTTCCTTTCCCGCCGTAGCGAACCGGCGCATCCCGGAGATCCACTTGATCCCCTTGCCGACCAGGGGGGCCCGCTCCTCTGGCGTCTTCCCGCCCCAGATGCCGTCAGGCATGTCGGTGGCGACGTCCAGCATAAGGCCCTCGGTGAGGCAGCGGTCGCGGACGGGGCAGCTCGCGCAGATCCCCTTGGCGACGCCCTCGCGCCGGGCCATGATCTCGGCGGCGTGCTTCCCGCGCAGGTGGTCGGTGTCCCAGGGCCACGGTGATCCGGTCGCCGGAACGTAGCTCCGGCAGCTCCCCTCGTTCATCCAGTCGAATTCCGAGTAATCGCGGGTGGCGGTCATGTCAGGCCTCGTCCCGCAGGTAGTCCGGGTCCAGCTTCGCCCTGATGTCGATGACGGCGGTGTACCCGGCGGACAGGAGGTCGACTTCCAGGAGGTCGTAGTGGTGCTTGCAGAAGTCCAGGATCTCCCGCGCGGGCCCGGTGACGCGGACGTAGGCGCGCTCAACCTCAGCGGCATCCGCATCGCACGTGGCGACCGCCATGACGGACTCTGCAACTTCATCGAGCACGTCGGTCGCCTGGACCGGTGCGGTGAGTGCGGTGCTGCTCATGGTATCTCCCCTTCGCCTTGCCGAGTGATTCCCCTCCAGCTTACCCGATGGGGGGCCACCGTCAAGACACTGGCTACGTGTCCTGGGTCACTCAGCTCCAAGGTCGCGAAGATCGTCCAGCGTGTTCTCAACCGACGCCAGGGCCTCATCGACCTGGTTGTAGACGCCCGTGTCCCCCAGCGTCTCGGCTTCGGCCAGGGCCTCGCTGAGGCTGTTCTTGGCCTCAAGCAGAAGGTCTCGCAGCTTCTTCATGACTGGTGCTCCCGTTCTCTGTGAAGTCATGACCTCACATTAAGAGAAGGGAGCACCAGGTTGCAAAACGAGCGTCAGACGCGGCGGATGAGGTAGATACCGAGCAGGATCAGGGCGATGATGCCTGCGACGATCAGGATGGTAACGAGCATGGACACCTCCCTTCGGAGGTCAGGCGACGACCACCGTCTTCACGGTGTTCGCTAGGCCGGGGCCGCCGGTAGTGGCCTTGTACGTCCCTGGGCCGGGCACAGCGACCGTGAACACGGCTTCCGGGGTGTTGTGGTTCACCAGCCAGTTACCGCCGACCTGGGCGAGCTGCGTGGCGTACACGCCCGTGTAACCGGTGACCGA